GGCATCATGGCCGGGTTTATGGACATCTTCGAAGTCGTCCATAAACCCGGCCATGATGCCGACGTTTTCAACTTCGTCGTCATCTACCATTTGAATCTTTTCCTTAGCCATTCTTTGATCCCCTAAAATAATCCGGCTTTTTGAGCGCCTGCTGCGGTGGATAGGCCGGCTATACCAAGACCTATGGCTGATTGTAGCGGGCTAGCACTTGGCGAAGTTTGTGACGTCAATGCCATCTGCGTAGTAGGTGCGCCTCGGTAGATGTCTGAAACAAAGCCAAGCTGCTGATACGGTGCCATAGACTGCTGTAGCTGAGTAGCCCGAATTGCATCGAGCTGCTGCTGTTCTGACTGACGCTCGAGTCCGCCGAGGCCTGCAAGTAGCCCAACGTCTGCAGCGCCAAGCTGCTGAGTCGCCTGACCGAGAGCACCATACTGCGTGCCAAGAGCACCCATTTGACCACCGAGGCTACCAAGGGCCTGTGCCTTAGAGATGTCTACGCCTGCCTGCTGAGCAGTGAGTCCACCAATGCCCTGACCAAGGTTGGCAAATTGCATGCCCGCCTGTCCGAGGGCCTGACCACCGGCGAGCTGTCGCTGCTGCTGAGACTCAAAACCTGTTTGAGCTGCCTGTTGAGCCTGCAGATAGTTCTGGGCGTAGTCCTGCATGATGCGCTGCATCATCAGGTCCTGAACGCCACGTTCGAATTCAGCACGTTGAACACCCTCTCGCGTTCCTCCAAAAGCGCCGGCACCTACTGCTCTGGCTGCTGCGCCCTGCTGAGCAATATCGGCCTGACGACGCATTTCACCAAGCGCCTGCTGTGTAACCTGCTCTTGGTAAGGGTTCATATAGGCCTGAGCTGAACGAGGGTCATACGCCTGCGCTGAGCCTAAAATACCGCCGATGCCTTGGCCTATAACAGGGACTGCGCGACCCATAATGTCCTGAGCGGCTTGGTACTGAGCAGTTGTGTCAACAGCCCCTGCCGCCAACGCCCCACGCTGAGTAAGGTCCATTCCCTGACTAACACCCTGAGCTCCTGCTTGAATATAGGGCTCAAAGGCACCCACGCCCTGCTTGGCAAAGTCAATCGCTTGCAACTCTGTTCCAGAAAGCCCCGCTGCCTCTACGGCAGGAAGAGTCATGGGCTCTTGGTATAGACGTTGTGCTTCCTGCAAAAGGCCAAGCTTATAGGCTTCGACCTCAGGGGCTTCTCGGACTATTTGACCAGTATAAGTTACGTCAGCCATTATGCACGGCCCTCCAGTTTCTTCATTAGCGCATACATACGCTTCGCGCCTTTGCGCCGTGATCCGTCGCCCATGTTACGCACTGCCTTAGCAGTGAATACAAACTCGCCGTCACTGAGCATCGCGGGGATGTCGTCTGACGTGCCAGTTCCCGGCCCACTTATGTGACCGTTTTTACGTGGGAATTTAGAGCGGTCCGCCTCACCACCTTTAGCCGCACCCATTACTGGCTGAGGCCGATAGTATTGAAAAGGCGACGTGGTGGAGACGGTGTTAACGCCACCAAAGCGCAGGCCGTAAAGGTCTGGGCGCTGCTCGAGCAGTTGTTGGCCCGGCGAGATACCCATTGCCATGTCTTCAAAGCCCGGCGGTACTTGCGGCTCTTCTGGTTTGAATCCACCAGTCAGGCTCATAATACCGAGTCCCGTAGCTGCGGCAGGCCCGAACTTAGCAAGTAGGCTTGGGGTAGCTGCCTTAGTATAAGCGGCGGTTACAGCGTCACTTGCTGTATTGTTTACTATTTGATTTCTTATTACATCCGCAGTAGTTCCAAATTGATCAGCAACCGTTTGGAATGCGCTTTCTTCTGCAGCAGTTTGAATACGGCCGGGAAGAATCCTGTCGAGTCCGCGCTGAACAAGACTTCGAGAGCCTTCTCCGGTTACTCCTTGAGTACCTAACTGCGCTGCTGCAGGACCCGGAACACCCACTGATTCGACAATAGGCGCGCCAGTTGCACCTCGACCTGCCTCGTAGAACCTAAATCCATCCGCAGGAGCGGCTGCGACAGGAGATGGCACGCCTGCTTGGGTTGCCGCAAAGGGATCGCCCGGCATTACTGTTTCAATACCCGTGGCTTGAGAAATTGGTGCTCGAGTAATTGGAGCACCTGCATCTGGGGCAGGGAAAGCTTGGGCCGTGGTCTCTGCTGCGGTTTCCGTGGCCGCTGTACCAAGATCAGGCAGTGCCTGATCAGGGGCGCCGAATACTGCTTCTTTAGCTCGAGTTAGCTGTCCACCTACTGTAGTAGGACCAGTGTAGCTTCCTGCTTCAAAGGCTCCTGCGCCACCAAATACGCCTGCTCCGGCACCGGCAGTCAAACCGCCGATAGCGCCTGCTTTCAATGCGTCTTTAAGGTTACCACCGCCTATCAGGGTAGAGCCTGCGCTGCCGACGAAACCAGAGACTGCTGCTACGCCGACTGTTGAGCTCACGCCCAACGCGGTAGCGGCAGCCGGTCCGAGGACAAAGGCAAGCGCTAAAGTAGTAACAATACGGCCGATCTTGCTGCTAGCAAACTTTTTAACGGCCTTACCAACTTTCTTTAGTGCCTTGCCTACACCTTTGAAGAGCTTCTTCAGGAAGAACTCAGGCAAGCCAGTATAAGGGTTGATTGTTCCGCTGCCGCCCATTTCTTTCAGGACCATCGCCTCGCGTGGGGAGATGTGGGCAAGCATGGTGTCGCCGTAGCGGCCCTGCTGTCGGATAGCTTCAGTAATGGGGCGAAGGGTCGCAAGACCACCTTCAGCAAAATTCTGTAGGCCCATGGCCATGTCTGGACCTGAAGTTGCCATGATCTCGTCAACGGCAAGATTAAGCGCTGAGAAAAACTCTGGATCAAACTGGGGCGGAAGCAGGTCCTCAGGAATATCCTGAGACATGTACTTCATGCGAAGTTCTTGGTACTTATCAGGGGAGGCTAGAATTTCATCTACCATCGTATTGAGGACGTCTAAAACCTCACGAGGGAGCTGCAGGTCGCGCAGCTCAGCCTTAAATTCCGCAACGGCCATAGGGTCCGCTTCAGCCGCGGAGCTCAATACCGTTTCGTTAAATTCTGAAGGGGAAATGTCCTGCCTCATTTGCTCAAACGCAGCAAGGTCCTCAGGTCGCATTTCGGCGGGTTGTTGCATTGGGAGTCCCGCTATTCCTCCCGACATCGCTTCTGCCATGTTTTCGTCCTTAGATTGTAGGGGACCACACAGGGTCGCGCGTCGGGAAAACGCGGAATTACGTCAATTATCAACAAATTGTTAGTTTCTGTCTACTTCCATATACGATAAATAAAAATCAACATCCGCTAAACTACTCGTCACTTTCATTATGTCTGATTCTTCCATCACACAAGACACCCCATTGAAGGCGTCCATTGTGCTGTCAATGGCTAGAACAGTGTCTTCAAGTATTTTATAGGGGGTAGCCCCACCGTCAGGGTAGATAGCCAAATTGATGGTGGATGTAGAAGAACCCGTATTAGTGATACGCAAAGACGAAATTACCGCGGTATTCGCCGCAGGAACCGTGTAAATCGTTGTCTCTGTTGCAGCACTTGGAGTTACGTGCTCTCTAAAATATTTTACAGCCATCAGGGCGTCTCCGCAGAAAGCATCGAAACAGTCAATATCACCGAAGCGATTGCCGGTCTTGTTGGGCTAGTGTTGGCCGCTGCCGATTCCAGATAAACCAGTAAACTATCGGACCACCATGCCATCTCAAGGTAGCTATTGGCGGGGTCTGTCACCGTAAAGATACCAGATATATCCGCCACAACGTGACCCCATGTAGTGGCGTTTTTACGTACTGGGACATCATAACGAGTGTTACTAAATGGATAGTTTACGCCACTGTCCTTAGCCCAGAGTTCCATTTCGTGGACAGTATTATCCTCATTAACTCCCTGACAACGCAACGTCACAAAATATTGGCCAGTGTGGTCGAAAACAAGCTTAGAGGCCCGTGATCCGTTGACCGTGGTGCTTGCTGTAAGCTGCGACGTATCCACAACATAGAGCCCTACGCCACCTGTCGTGCCACTGGTTTGGGAGACAATGCGGGTACCCGCCGTGACCCCAGTGCCGGTAAGCGTCATGCCAGAAAGCAATGTGCCTGAGGCGACTGCGGTGACGTCCATTACGGTTCCCGCTGAGCCTGCCCCATCGTCTATCTCAGCCGTAAATTCCGCTTCATGCGACTCAACTCGAATTCCTCGCTCAAAGATAGGCGTATCGTAGGTGATTATATTCTCTAGCGTTGTGCCTAAACTGGTAAGGTCACTCTGGTTCATCACCATGGCATGAGGCAACTGAACCCCATAGTCTAGCTGAAACCCACGAACGCCCGGCGCATTTCCCTTCATCCACAACATCGAGGCAGCGACGTTTTGATCAGGTATAGCCGTGTAGCTCGAGTTGAGTTGTAAAACAATCTGCTCTAACGACCGGATAAGCTGATTAAACTGCTCGGGGCTATACTGACCCGCCGCGGTATCAGGGAGTCGGACGTTTTGTATTTTGCTCATCGCAGACCATCCGGCTTGATGTCAACGCGCATCGTGCCGTAGCGCCAGTTGGTATCCACTTCGTCGCTTGTAATCTTCAGCGCGATCTGGCGACCACGAGCCCTTGTATCCACTTTTTCTGTGGTAGGCGTAATAACGTAAGGGTCCAACGAGCTCGGGCTTGCCGTGGCCTGCGGATACGGGCGCAGGAAAAGGTTAACCGTGAGGTTGCCCTGTTGGTCTTTAAAGTCAGGGATGAACCTACTCATCAGGAGCATGTTGTCCCCGTCTCCGATGTCAAAGTAGCCTGAGTCAATAAAGGCCGTGATGGCGCTGCCGTCTGCTTGATTGACCCCATCTTCATGGTTGTATACCAAAGTCCGGCCTGCGGTCAGTCCGTAAATAGTGCTTATAGTGTTCTGCGTGCTTTCAGGCAGATATTGTGTACCAACGGGGTTCTCGAAAGAACTTACATCCTGCCAAGACGTGCGAGCTAGTGACCCCTCTGACCAGACGTTTTCAACGTAGTTAAATGTCACGCAGCGGTCAATATAGTCAGAGGTATAGCTGCAGTAGAACCACGTCACCTCGTTGAAGTCGGAGTTAAGTGCAGCAAAGACCTTATCTTCCTGTACCAAATTAATGTCGTCAAAGACGTAATCCTGAAGAGTGCAGGGCAGTTTCTTCACAGTACCGTCAAAGACGTAGAATGCCTCGTGGCCCATCCAGAAGGCCAAGCCGTTTACCTCAATCGCAGAATGCGGTCCT